AAATAGCGGGATGATTGAAACTGTAGTAGCACTTTTGATGTTTATTAACGGAGAGATTAAAGAACACCGTATACAAGAAAATATGGCAACCTGCTTACGTGGTAAGAGAGTTGCTGAAAGAGATTACAACCCAAGTGTAAGTTATAAATGTATTAAAGCCAAAGCAGAAACAGAAATATACATGGGTCAGAAGAGTATCAAAAAAATAATATTAGAATAATGGAACCAATTTTTTATATTTTTTTAATGTTATGGTTAATGGGAGTATCTGAATAAAATGAAACTAACAGCTAATTTTACACTAGATGAATTAATCAAAAGCCAAGTTGCAGAGAGAAAAGGTATTAATAACAATCCATCTCCAGAACAAATAGAAAATTTAAAAGCTTTGGCTGTAAATATATTACAACCGATACGTTCGCATTATAATGAACCATTACAGATCTCTAGCGGATTTAGATGTGCAGAGTTATGCATAGCGATCGGTAGCTCGATTCATTCACAACATGTGGCAGACGACAATGCAGCGGCAGCTGACTTTGAGATTTGGGGTAAAGATAATAAAGAAGTAGCTTCATACATAAAAGATGAGTTAGAATTTGACCAACTTATACTTGAGTTTTACAAAGAGGGTGAGCCAAACTCTGGTTGGATTCACTGTAGTTATTCTTCAAACCAAAATAGAAACCAATGTTTATACGCTAGTCGTGGAGAAGATGGTAAAACAAAATACACTCCTTGGGTATGAAACTAGAAACTCAAATAGTAACAGGCGAGTGTCCAGAGTGTAACACTTTAACAATGTTAGTTAGTTTTAATACTAATCTTTTCAGATGTATAAACTGTGGTCATGATTTAGAACAGAAAGTAAATGGTGTTATTAAATACATGCTAGCTGACAAAGACAGTAAAATGAATTTAAGAAATTTAGACGATGGCCAAGAAATATAAGTTTGGTGTAAACACATACGTACACCGAACTAAACGCAAACTAGGTCGTCACAAAAAACGTATGAACAAAGCTGAAAAAAGAAATTACAAACCTAGTGTCGGTCAAGGGAGTTAGTAATGGAGAAGATCGTAATGATCTCTCTCCTGTACTTAACATTTACAGGAGATGTTAAATCAACAAAGTTTGTTGAGATCTGGGAACCACAGAACTGTGCAGGTTGGTATCACTGGGAAATAAAATCAAAACCAAAAAAGAAAACACCACTAACTGGACGCACGTATTACGTGTATAACGGTTATGGTAGTGAGGGTAAAACAATTAAAGTCATAGGATATAAATGTTCTGGGAGATATTGACATTTGGAATCATATCATATATAATATAGGATATGAAATACAGATACAAAGTAAAAGAAGAAGGAACAGATAAAGAAGAAACGATGGAAGCGATGAGCTTACATAAGTTAATTAAAAAACTAGATCCTAAAAAAACATTTATAGTGAACTATGAAAACAAGAAGTCTCATGATTGTACTAAACTTGTTTTTAATGGTACATATAAAA